ATTTTAAATTTTTAAATGGTGATCTGTTAAATTTTTGATTTTCACCTAATCCACTTCTACCCATATGTCTAAAAGGACTACTCTTTAAGGTATACAAATTTTTTGAATTTTCCAATTTTTTACTTGCCTCATCTCTCACAATTCTTTTTGTGTAACCCATATTGGCTTGTTGAATTTTAAGAAATGAAACTAATGCAGCAAAAGCTACTAACCTATCCACGTTGAGTCCATCTTGATAAGCCTGCATTTCTTTCATTAACATTATATCCGGTATTCTTTCTACACCATAATGTATTTTTACAGTAGTACCATCATCTTTCTGTATATGATCTATCTCTTCAGTTAAAAAATCTTGAGTATAACTGATCATATGATTCTTGAATAGCACACCTGTATTTCTCCATCCGTATTCCTGGAATACATTTGCATTAGAACCTAAATCTTTTAAGAATACTATTTTGTTTCTTGGTACAAGATATCTTTGTTTCTTTCTTGATATCATGTGATTTATAAATTGAGATATGTTATTCTCTACTATAGTCCATGCATTATACCATTCTATTATTAACTCTAATCTCTCATGTGTTTTATTAATATCATCAAATCTTCCGCACCATGCTGCTACAATTTTATCTCTTTCTATAAATGTCTCAGCCTCACCATTAGTAACCTTAGTTACTTCAACTGGAGCTTTCATTATATATATGGAACATAGTGAGTCTGAGGTAGTTGTCTTTCCCTCTGCAACAGGGTCAATACTACCATAGTACATTCCAAATGTAGGATCTGGTACCGGTCTTTCCCATACTACTAATGTACCTGTTTTATCTTCTGTCTTTTTAGATATAGGAAACTCTGCTATTGGTAATTTATTAGTAGCTTTTACTTTTACTTTACCAGTTTCATCTCTAGATATATCAAGAAACTCTGAAGAGTATTCTTTTTCTTCTATTCTTTTTATCTGAGCATTTACAAGATGAGGTGGGAACTTAGCCTCTTTTCTAAATGCAAATGCCTCTTCTATATTTCTTGGATGTTGAGATACCTCAAGTTGATAATCTTTAGGTTCTTTATTTTTCTTGATTTCTTCAAAATATTCATCTAAAGCAATTAATGCTTCTTGGACAAGTGAATTACCATAGATATCTATATAAGGAGGCATAGACCATTGTTCAGGTATAAATAATCCTGATTCTCCCCATGTATTATCTTTATCTATTAGATTAGTTTTAACTGGATATATATCATTACTGATTGGATCAAGTATCATTTTTTTTAAAGGACCACATTGATCAAGATCTCCTACTGATCCTGCAGCAATAAATAATCCTGTAGTAATCATACCAGACTTAAGTGCTGGTTTAATATATCCAAAGGTTGTATCCATCTTGGGAGCAATTCCTGCTTCCTCATGAAAAAAGAATTTTACCGGACCCCCTACACCATTTGTTGGATCTTTTTCAAAAGACATACCTTGCATAGTACCTTTAAGTCCTATTTCAGCTTTTCTATCTCCTTTTCTTATCTCAATTTTTTGTTGCCACATCATTATTTTATCTGGAGACATAGGTCTATACCATGCAGTATGTTCATTTAAGAATGCTGCATACTCCTGTAAGAATTTCCAAGATCCTTTTTCATTAATGTAATCTTTAAGACTAGCACCTATTTTAAGAGTAACCCCAGCTTCAAACCATTGCTGGTTTATAAGTTTACCCATGTGATAATATGAAGATGCTATCTGACGTTTTTTTAATATTGCAACATGTTGATAATTAAGTTCTGCTAATAGTTCATAAAGTGCCATATGATACTGAGCATCTCTAATATCAGCAAATCCAAACTGTTGTATCTCTTTATTGAAGATAGGTAGAAAGTTTAACCACATATAGTATTCTCTTGCAAGAAACCAATTGTTTACACCTTCTTTAATAATGATTCCCTTTCTACATTTTATTTTTTGATCATCCCAATAGTTTACAAAGTCTTTTGACTTAAAGGGAGCTGTACAGTATACTGCATTTTGTCTGAACTTGTCTGATTCAGATACAAATAATTTAGTTGTAGTTTCATTGAAATTGTACTCACCTGGTTCTTTAAATAATTCAAAGATAAAGTCACTGAAGTCTTTTCTGGATTCAAAACTTGTAGTTGTCCATGTTCCATTGTCATATGTCGGTATATCTTGATAAATTTCACTCATAGTTATTGATCATAAGCCATACCAATTCCTCCTCTAACTTTACTTGATTGTTCATCTTGTAGATCTTTGTATACTCCTTTAAAAGAAGCTCTGATAAGATCAAAGTTTTTAGCAGCAGCAACCAGTGAATTAATATTACCATCCCTTCCTGCAGTGATGGGTGTTGTTTCCATATATCTAGCTAATCTATCTAACATAGATGCCATACCTTTGTATGCTCTAGATGTAGGAGTTTCATACATTCTTTGACAAAACTGTAAACCTATATGGATATCTTCGTCTTCTGTAGAGAACTCTGCTCCTATTTCTTTTAGGATAATACTTTCTTTGTCAATTTCTGGAGTATGAAAAAAAGGATTCATATCTGGATTAGGACATGTCATGTAGAATAAATATAAGTAAATTTTAAGATGATCTTCTGGATAGTTATCCATTATATCTTTAAGGGCTTTTAGTGTATAACAATGTTCTGTAGGAATAACCACACCATTCTGAACATCAAATAATCTTACAATCATTTCTTTTTTACTTTATGTTTATTATCATGCAAATAATGTATAATACTTATTACTTCATCAACTAGATAAGGAATAGCAATTGGAATTACTTCTTTTACTATTGGTTCATTATTATAATTAAGTTTAGCTATTGGATATCCCCATTTATCAACATCTTCTTGTTCAAATGAGATATGATGAATAAATATTCTTCCAGGTTTTAATTTAGGATTATGCTTAAGTATAATATACATATAAATACTTAATTGTAATGCATAGTGATTAAAATTACAATCATCTAAATTATCTAGAGGTGGTGATAGTTTATCTGACTTACCTTCCCAATCTGTATATGATTCTGTTTTAATTTCTTTATTAGTTTTATAATCTATGATATTTACTTTACCATTTACTATCTCTACTAAATCTGATTGTCCACAAATACCAACTGATTTAAGATATACCATATGTTCAGGATATACTCCTGGTTCTAACTTTTGTATAGAAGCATATTTTATGCCATCTTTTTCTGGTAGTGGTGAAAATATTGGAATTGTAAAACCTTCTCTTTCAATAGATGCTAATGCACATAAGTCAGATTCTCTTTGGTTATGATAGTAAGTTCCTAGTGTAGTTGCTCTTGTAGATTCAGCATTCCATATATTTTGAATTTCATCTGGTGATATACCATACCATTTAGATTTTTTATTTTTAGAAACTTTTTCTGCAACTTTTTTAGCATCAAAGGGTTTCTTAAAATGAGAAACAAGAGTTGTCACACTTATCCAGTCTATACCTTCAGTGTTTATACTGTCATAACTATGATCTATGGCATTAAATGTAATACTCATAATGCATCAAGTTTATCTTCTTCTTCTTCAGTAATTAGAGCTTCCCATTTTGGTCCTTCTGGATGAGGGCAAGATGAAGATAAAGATCTAGTTTTAAATATTAAAGAACATCCACATTCATTGCAGCATGGAGCAGTACCTTTTACAGCACATTTTTTTCCTTTAAGTTCACAATTATTACATATATCATATCTTATTCTTGCTACTTCTTCTACAAATTCATCTCTAATAATAGAGTTTTTTACTCCTTCTAGAATTTGTTTTTTATTCTTCCACAGAGTTGTTAAAAGGTTTTTCATTTTTATTTTTTATAAAATTTATTTTTTTAAGTTCTTGTTGCTGAATTATTTTATCTAGTTCTATTAATAATTCTAATTTTGTTTCAATACTTTTTTTATTATAATAAGCTGCAAATGTTGATGTATCATGATTTTCAAGTGAATTAGTATATCTTGGTATTGCATTTCTAACAAGTTTAGTTCTTATAATAAAATGTCCTAATCCTTCAATGTTAATTCTTGGAAAAACTAAATCACTAAGATTTTGTCTTACTTCTTTATAATAAAAAGAAATTACATCTTCAACAAGTGTATCACTAATGTTTAATTCTTCTGCAACAGGTTTGTATAATATGTTATACTTCTTCGGAATCATTATCTAAAAATTTATAATCTAATAATATTTTACCTTGAGTTTGTATTTTTAAACTTGGATTTAACATTATAAGTTTTTTATTACTATCATCTTTTATTATAAGATTATTTTTTTCTGATTTATTTAAAGAATTTCTTACTGTTTGAGAAGATTTAAATATTTTTTCATCTTCTGCAGAAGCATCATAACAAAAATGAGTAAGTTCTATAGGTTGATTAAAACTTAATAGAGTAAGACAGTTAAGATCAGAATCACTCATTGTTATATGATTAACATAACAATGAGTTAAAATCTGAAATTTAACAATGTCCCACTTGGGCATTTTTACACGTTTCTGTACCTGGTTAACTAAAGCCATGATTACTTTTTCTTTAATGTTCTTTTAGTAGGTTCAGTAGTTTCTTCTTCTGGTCCTTCTTGCATTTCTGATGCTAACATAGCATACTGCATTTGAATATTAGTTCTTTTAAATCTTACTTCATCTATACTAGTTAGTAAGTTTTCATAATTTAATTGAGCCTCTAAATAAGGTATAGATTCTTTGTAAAAAGAAAGCATTTGTTCCTTACGTTCTGTTAACTGTTCAGGAGTTAATTCTTGTTCTTGTTCTTGTTGATTTACATTTTCCATTGTTTATATTTTTAAAGTTTAAACAAATATACTATAAAAGTTTAAATAAAAAATATTTAAACAAAAAAAATCCAGATAAATTAAATTACCTGGATTATTATATCTTAAATAAGATGTTGTTTTTTATTGTTTTTTAATTAAACTTCTTGGAGCAACAGTTCCCTTAGACTCTAATTTTTTTAAAGTTTTTTTAGCTTTCTTTTTTGCTTTCATATCTTTTATTTTATCAACAAGTATTGATGTGCCTACTCCAAGAAGCCCTAATGCTCCTGCTCCAACACCAAGTTTAGCTCCTGTACTGTATAAAGGTCCTTTTACACAACTAGAACCATCCCATATATAACCGGGAGAACAATCTTTTTTAGTACTACCTCCTTTTGCATATTTTTTTACTGCACCACCTTTTTGATTAAAACCCAATTTACCTTTTAAGTTATCAACAGCATTTTTAAAAGGTGTACTTTTTTTGTATGCAACTGCTCCTGCTCCAACAACAGCTGCTGTACCTGCAGCAACTTTACCAACTCCTTTTAAAATTCTTACAGCTTTATCTTTAGCATTAAGTTGTGCTAATTTTTTCTTTTTTTTATAATCACATCTATCTTTTCTATGAAATAATGGATCCATGTCCATTTGCCAACCTCTGCTTTTTTTGCCTCCACCATTTTGAAAAGTTTCAAGAGATCCTCCTAATTCATATTTTGGTGGTG